GGTGGATTATACATAAATGATGGTGGCTGGCAATCAAACACAACAAAGGAACGCTTAAACGGTTTGCCTAATGTTTTTGTTTATCAAAGAAATTTTCAATGGTATTTGAACGGTGAAGCGTGGACAGGCGATTGGACATTAGTATGAAGGTGATAAAATGGTATGTATAGCAAACAGAATAAGAAAATTAGAAGATAAAGCAGTAGAATTATATTTAAATGAAATAGACTGGCAAAGAATCATTGAAACGCTTCCAAAAGATGAACAGGACGAATACTGGCGTTTAGTTAATGAAAGATGCGGTTTTTAGGCGAAAGCCCCCTTCGGGGTTGAACAAAGTCCAACCATATGCTTTGCAAGAATACCATAAACGCCACTATTAGCCATATATCATGCGAGCAACCCTAACAAGCGATTTATTCCAAAGAGGAAGTGAAAAGTTGGTGATTAAAACCTGTGCCGAGATGTTGAATTATATGCCCCGAATTTACGGGTTTATTAAGGATATTGGGGTTGAAGCCAAATTGACTTCAAATATGTATGATGCTACCCTTATAATTAGGGGTGAAAATCTTATGGCTAATATTGACAAAATCGTAAGATTCATTGAAAAATCGGGGTGGTCTAAACGCGACTATTGCGATGAATAGGGCGCAAGCCCGCCTTTACAAAGCATATGGTTGTAATCGCTTTGCGCTTGTTTAATTACAACCTTATCCGGCATATCAGCCGGATTAGTGCTTTGGGAGGCATTGAAGCATAATTTCTTTATTGGAGGTAATTATTATGAATGAGAAGAATTGGATAAAAAACACAAGTGAAGTCAGTTTATGGCTTGAGCGAGAAGATAGAGGGGATAATGGCAAGGCTATTGAATTGTCTATTATGCTCGGAAACAACAGTAATGACGATGATATGCGTTCAACATATTGGACGGCTATTCGTAGTATTGGGAGCGTTTATGACGATTTCCCGAAAGCCCGCAGGGGACGAGAATCGGCACTACCGGACGACATAGAGCAAAATGCGGTTTCTGTGAAGAATGCGGTTTACGCTGCTTTTGCGGGTATTACTAATCAAGAAGTGGTTTTGGCTACTGTTTTGCCTCACGGCAGAACAGGTGGGGCTTATGAGTCTATTGATTCATTGGCTAACCATTATGCTAAACAAGCGTATAATGCGCTTGTAAAGGGCTACAAGGAAGGTCGTTGGGATGGCACTATGAATGGTGAAATCCCAACAATGACCCCACCTGCGGTTAAATCTGCTGAAGGAGGTCAAGAAGAGGAATGATGGCGAATATGCCTCCCATCGCCCCTTACGGGGGGTTTTCTCTAAAGATGGCAAAGCCAAACCATATGGTAGTAATAGTGGCTATTGTGAATGTCTTAATAGTTATGCATTGTGCATAATTACATAATAATGAACAGGGGCATTAATTGTCAAAGATATAGGCTTTATAATTAAATATTGAATAGTTGCGTGATGCCTTTTTTTTCCGTTTGTTAGCCGCTATAAAGAATCATTCTATAAACTTCAGAATAAATGGCGATTATGCACTTTGCATATTCTAATATACAACCATATGGCTTTGTTTCAAATTTTTTTATTTTGTCAATTTTAAATAATAAAGCATCAAAGCATCAATTTTAAATCAAAAAGCATTAAATAATCTATTTTAAAGCATTAATTACTTTACTTTAAAGACTATTCCGGACATATTATATGCTATGACTTCCACCCATTAAGTGATACAGTATGTCTGCCGAGAAACAGGCATTAATCTATTTAGACCAGATATTCGCTATAATAAGAGAAACTCTTGAAGATGCTAAACAAAATAGAAAAGATGCAAGACAACTTACTAATGAGGAAAATAAGGCTCTACAACAGATATTAAGAAAGATTAGGCTTGTTTCAAAGAATTTAGACGAATACCTTAAACAGTTTAGAATACAAACTTCATTATATGATTTTAAACAAGATTAAATACTATAAACTAAACTATTATAATTAAATGATATACTTTTTATTCTGGGAATACAAATGAATAGATTTAAATGAGAACGCAAGTGCCAAATAAATTCCACCACATTTTTTGAGAAAAAAGAGATGATAATATGACATGGAAAGAAGAACTAAGAAAACAACAGATAGATATGAATATTGGAAGCACTAATTATGCTAAAGATTTAGGGGATAGTGTGCAATTTGGTGAAGGAGAACAATCGGTCACTATTGATAAAGGAACAATACCTCATTTGGTAGGAAAATTTGTAGAACAAGGCGGATATTTCAAACCTATTACAAGATTAACACAAATAACAACAAGTAGCGGAACTACTGATAAATTTGTTGAATGGTATAAACAATACCGTTGAAAAAAATCCGCCACAAATTTTTGGAGAAATTAATATGACAAGATGTAATTATTTAGACGCATGGTTTGATGTTCAATCAAAAAAGGTCGATGAAACAGAAAAAAAGACAAAAAAAGAATTTATTACTGGTAATAAAATTAAGAAGGTGAAATAATGAGTTGGAGAGATATAATAAGAAAAGGACATTGTATGGCATCAAAAATGGACACTCCTTGTGATTGTTCTGAATGCATGAAGAAAGCAAAATGCCCGCACTGTGAAGGAAAAGCCCCAAAAAGCGAATGTATTTGCGGTTCTATGGAAAAGGAAGATAAGCCTGATTACATTGATATTGATGGTGATGGAAACAAAACCGAATCAATGAAAGAAGCGGCAAAAGACAAGAAAGGAAGAAGAAGAGGAACTGTAAGAGAAAGACTTGAAAATAGAAAAAAAGCAGAACGCTTAAGAGACAGGGATAGAGCCATAGAGCGTTTAAAGGGAAGAAAAAGAGGAACTGGAAGAAGCGCATTTACATCAAGGGATTGAGTATTATGACTTGGCAGGAGGTTGTTAAATTTGATAGGCGAGATGTCGCAAGAAGAGTTCAAAAAACAGGCTATTGTCGTAAATGTCAGCAAATGGTAACTAAATATCAAAAGTGTCCTCGTAATTTACCTCCACCTTCTGCTGGAATAAAACCTAATTGCCCTATGCGGGGGTTTGAAGATTGAATTGGTTTGAAATATTAAAAGTTGAAGATATTGACTTTGATAGAAACATTCGTTCTTTAGGCTTCTATCAAGAAGGTAATGAAATTAAAAATGATAAAGATATGCGAGAATTGATGGATAAAATAATGTTTGCTCAATTTAGGCAAGAAATGACAGGAGAACCAATTAAACTTGAGGACATTGTAAACAAAAAGATTAGAATTAATCATGCTGCGATATATGCTCATTTAAAAAGAATTTTAGGAAGAAATCCAACAGATAAAGAAACAATTAGATATATTACAAGAGTAATAATGCATGAAGGAACTCATGCAGGTATGGGTGAAGAACAGGATTCAATGTCTGTTCAACAAGCCGAATATGGAGCATATACAGGGCAATTCCCCGAAAGCACATATATTAGACTTAAAGAATATTTAAAACACCCACAAACAAAAAAAATACTTTTCCCTCCCGAAATAGCGGCTGGATTAGGAATTGACCCTGAAACATTTATGAGAACACCCGACATAATTCAAAAGGTTGGAGAACTAATTGGATATGTTGATGGTGTAACAGAAGAAATGCCTGAAGGAAAAGAAAAAGACGATTTAAAAGAAAAACTTACTCGTTTAGAAATGTCAGCAAAAACAAGTGGAAAACCATTAGTACGGGAATGGCCTGTTCAAGAAAGCCCCGAAAAGTTCTATGAATTTTCTTTAAACCGTTATGGTAGGGAGAATAAAGATGTTGTTGATACATTAGCAAGAATAAATAATATACCTATTCCTGATACAGAAGAAAAGATGGCGGGAGCAGTAACTACCACTTCTGCTCCTTCTATGTTTAATAATAAAGTTATTCGCAGAAGAAAAAAGAAAAAGGAGGATTGAATAAATGGTGAAAGAAAAGAAAAATTTTAACCCCTATAAGGGAAATAAAGTCAATCAAAAATTAAAGAACTCTAAATTCGTTGAAGAATTTAATACTTGGAGAAGCAATTGTCAAAAGATAACTGATGGTGATTTATTTACAAAAGAGGTAGGTAATTTGTATTTATTTATGAAAAGACATTTTATTTCTCCTTTTGTTAGAAGAGGTAGTCGTAATAAAGCATTTGAGGGAGAAGGAGTCAATGAACTATTAACTGTTATTGAAAAGGCAGTTGATGATGATTTATTCACCGTTGGTAATGCAAAGATTATCAAACAGTTAGCCACTGTATTAAAAGAATATAAAGATACAGGAGAAGATGCTGGCGGAGATGGTATTGCTGCTGACCCCGCATTTATTTTATTTACTGAAAAAGTAACTGGTAGGGGTGGAGATAAATTAAGAGATAGACAAATTCAAGGACATTATAATAGAGCCGCACCCGAAGATTGGTTTGCTGGAAATAATGCTCCCCATCAGGCTTTATTTTCAGAAACTTCAACTAAGTATGCAAAGCCGAGAGGTTTATTGTATATTATGGAAGATGCAACTAAAGACTTTAATAACAATAATACTGATGGTTTTGCTGATAATGAAGTTGAAGTGAATACAATACCAGCAGGATTTGATGCAAGTGATTTTGAAGAACTTGGAGCAATTGAACAGTATTTTGATAATGTAGTAAATAATGGAGCGTTTTGGAATCCTGGAGGTAGATTACTCGTTTCAAAACTAAGACAGGATTTTCAAGCACAATCATTTGTATTAAAAGAAAAAGACCAAGAAATAATTAGAGAGTTAGCAAACTTGGGTAAAAGAACTGATAACAATGCAGTTGCGGGAAAAATAACTGAAGTTAAAATAGTCGCTACTGCTTTGCCTATACTTACTTTAGTTGATAGAGCCTTAAAGAGAAAAGGAACTAAAAAAGCCCCTAATGGATTTAGAGCGTGGCAAAATGCAAGAAGAACTGGTTTTGATTACAGAAAGACTCGTAGAGAAAAATTCGGTGAAGATGCTCAAGGCAACCCTGATGCTAAAGTAATATCTAAATTGTGGCAATCATGGCTTTGGAGATAAAAATATGTGGAAAAAAATTCTTAAAATTGATATGGAAGAAGCCCGTAGATTAGGAGATAGATATGCTCCTGACGATATGGAGCAAGCAAGAAAAGACAAATTAAAAACTGTTATTACTAAAATAAAACCCACTATTGAGAAAATTTTAGAGATATATGTTGATGAGATTTCTGATGGAAATTCAAATAGATTTAGAAATACTATGGTTCAATTAATGAGAAGTTTACCGAATGCTCCCCGCTTATCAAGAAGAACCGATAAAGATTCAAAACTTAGTAATAAGGCTATGATAGAAGATTATTTTGCGGAACTTGGAGAAATGTATAGAGAGTGATTTACATGACTATTAGCCGTAAAAGATGTGGTATGTGCCAGCATGAAGATAGGGAAGAACTTGAGGCTATGTTGGAAACAGGCCAAATTACCTGCGATGAATTAGATTCTCGTTATGGTTGGAGAAGTGGAACTGCGGCACAACATCAAAGAAATCATATGGGTAATTACACTAACTCATCTAATCCTCGTTGTAATCTATGCACAGACCCAATGAGGAAACACTACGAAGTAGCGATTAAAGAAGGTAATATATCAACGGAGGCTGTTTCTTCTGCCTTAGATATGTCAAAAACACAGGTGCAAAGACACATGAAACACCACTTAACGCCAATCGTGCAGCAATCCGCAGCCAATATCATAGCGAAAAAGGAAGTAAATGAAGTTGAATTACTATCAAACAATGTTGCTAAGTTAGATACACGATTAGAGCAGGTCTTTAACGATTTAGGAAATGATTTAGACCCTAAGATGATTGATGCCTTAACTAAGTTAGCAAGAGAAATTAGAGAGTCTTTGAAGTATCTTATGGAGTTTAAGGGTAAATTGATTCACAAGCGACAAGATACAATTATTGTTGCACAAATGCAAATAGTCCAAGAAGTTCTTGCACAGAATAATCCTGAGATTTGGTTAGACATTAAGAAAAGAATGCAGGAGAAATTACAATGAATTGGAAAGATATTATTAAATCAAGATTTGAACATGACGAAAAAGGCGTTGCTGGCCCAAGTTATTTTGAAGAATCAAACGCATGGAAAGATATGGAAAACCCAAAAGAAATGAAAGATTTTATGACTAAAGACCAAATAGGAAGCGGTATTCAATATGAATTAAAAGATAAAACTTATGTTGGTGTTGATAAATTTATAACTGCACTAAAAGAAGTTTCAGGTAAAACCAAATTCAATAGAGGAAGATACGGAGTTTCTAATACTATGTCGGGCGTTCTTATGGAAATCATGGGGCAAGAAGATAACTTGCCTCAAAGAAAAGCATTATGGAAATTAATTCAAGAATATTTTTTTAATCCTCAATCATGGGAAAGAACAGGCGGAGAAGGCTGGACTACTGATGAAAAGAATATACCTTCATGGAAAAGATAAATGCAAGAGATGAGGTATAATTATGTCTAATTGGTTTGATGTTGTTAAAATCATCGGTATTCCGAGAGGTGCAATATTTGTTTCAAATGTTGTAGTTAATAGAGCCGAGTTTGAAAATACATTAGACAAGTTGAGAAACCTCAAAAAAGTTCCTTCAAGCCTTCAAGGAGTATTAAATCGGACTAAAAAGACTCATAAAGAGTATTATAATGATGGAGTTAATGCCGCAACTACCGAAGTTGATTTAACAGAAGAAGAATCAAAAGAAATGTTTGATGAAATGTTGCAAATTATGGCGGAAAAAACAGAAGAATACACTGAAAGAGAATATTTGAGTGAAAAACAGTTAAATTCTCTTCTTTCTGAAGCCATGAAAGCAAAAAAAGACAACGATAAAGAGAAAATTTCTCAAATTATTTTAGAAATTACTAAAGAAACTCCTAAAAATAGAGAATGGTGGAGCAAAAGAATCCCTCAAAGAGATAAATTGCAATTTTTACAGGAATTTTTGGAAGGAAATGAAGAAAGGTCGCACCTTGTCTTTGAAGATTCTTCTTCAAATGAAGAAATTTTGCAAAATTTTGCAGAATTAGTTGAAGGAACAGTGGAAAATGGAAAAATTTTCTTTAATGTCAATAAAATTAAGACTTATAACGACTTTATACGATTTTTACGACCAAGTAAAGAAGAACAAAAGAAATTTTTAGAGTATAAAGAGAATAATGATGGAAAAAAGAGTGATGAAGAGAAAGTTTATGATAATCGCTTCAAAATTTATAATGAAACCATAAGACCGTTGAAGCCTGAGTTTATGGAAGGCGAACAAGCAAAGAAAATTGACCCAAGAGATTTAGCAGCAAAGGAATTAACTATTAGAGATGCTAAATATGAAATGGCAGGAACATTTAACGAGCGTTCTTTTGAAAGATACATAGAAATTGTTGCAGGATTAAAAGGTTCTTTGAGAATGTGGTTGCCTAATGAGTTTGAAAACGGAAGTGCTATACCTCAAGGGCTTATTTTTGTACCAAGACAATCAAAAAATAAAAAATCTTTAATTTTGAATCCTTATGCATCTATTACAGTGTTGAGTGATTTTTCAGGAGAAAACTGGTTTAATACCTTTTTTGATTCTTTAAGAACTAATGAAGTATTAACAGACGATGAAGTAGAGCAATTACTTATTGATGATATTTCTAATGCTTTGATAGAAGATAAAGAACAAAGCCGTTTAGGATTTAGAAGCGCAAGTTTTTCAAGAATACAAAAAGTAAGAAATTTAATTATAAATCCTCCTAAACAACAGAAAAAAAGATTAAATGAAGTTATTAGACAAATTATATCTGAAAGTCAAGGTGAAGGTAATTTAGGTGAAGAAATTACTCAAAAGAAATTAGATATTAGAAGAGAGCAACTTTCTCTATTACAAAGATACTTTACTATAAAAGAAGGAAAAAAGATTAAGTCTTTATTAGATGAACAATATGATGATGATGACATTAAAGTAAAATATTTTGATTCTTCAGGAACACTGATAGAAGAAATTGAAGGAGATGCTGGGGCATATAAAGAAAGAGTCTTAAATGCTGTTTATGTAGAATTTGAAATGTTTGATGATGAAGATACAGTTGTTAATCAAGAAAACTTTAATGATTGGGTAAATACTAATTTAACTGAAGTTAAAAAGCCAGTTGGTAAAAACCCAACAAGAGGTTTAGAAATAGCCTTAAAAGAAGTAGAGCAAGCATTAGAAAATCTACCGAATGTTGAAATGGCTGATGAATTTAGAGTAAAAAGAAAGAAAAAACTTGAAGAAGATATTTCAAGAATTAAACAAAGTATTGAAGATAGAAAAAGTAAACCTGTTTCACAGGAAGTAACTAATAAAGTTCAAGAGTTAAGAGATTCACTATTAAGACCTACTGACTTTGTTAGTTTTATTCAAGCACTTGGTTCAAAGGAGTCACTAAATGATATAATAGATAAGAAGATTGATTCGGCTAAAGTATTAGACCAAATTACTCCAAAAAACAGTTTATTGTTCTTTGATAAGATGGCTCAACGGGTGTCGGGTGATGAGATAGGAGAAGCGTTTAATAAAATAAACGATAACCCCAATTCAGATGAGGCGAAAGCAATCCTTATTGAGTTAGATAAGAAAATGCCTTCATTATTACAGACTTGGAAACAAGAAATAGTAAAAGCCTTTGAAATTAGATTAAAGTTCTTTTTGGATAATTATAAACAAAAATTCCAAGACAAAACAAATAAAAAACAAGTTTCTCCCGCAATAAATGGATTTTTAAGAGCAGGTATGATACAAGAGGTTAGAACATGACATATACTGATAATGAATTAGATAGAATCATATCTTTGACTGGAAAAGCATTGGCTGATGCTAAAAAGAAAATAATAGATAGGGAAGTTGATAGACTTACATTAGAAGCACAAAGAAGCGATGATGAAATAAAAGCCCGTGAACTTATCCCTACTAAAAGAAAAAAATATAAAGATGGATTAAATCAGGCCATTAAAGATAGAAAGAAAGAAACTGGTAAATCAGCAGGACAACTCAATGTCTTGGCTAAAATTATTGACATGAATATTTTTCACAACGGTAATCTTATTTCAGCAGCAACTCTCGTTGAAAATGATTTAACTGGTAGAATAGATATTAGAAACCCTAAAAAGAATATTTTTGATAGTGGAGCATTCTCAAAAGAATTAGGTGCTTCTGGTAATTTAGGTAAGAATTTAAACAGAATCAAGGATATTATTGATGAATTGAATACTGAGGTTAAAGATGTTGAAATAAACAGCACTTTTCCTATTGATAAGTTTTTAGGTTCTGTTGATGCTTCTAAAGGAAAAAACAGAAAAGAAATTTATTCTTATTGGAAAGAAGTAGCAAACAAATTTACAACATTACAAAAAGATGCAGAAGATTTGATTAAAGCCATTGATGATGATGCTGATTTACCCGAAGAATTAAAAAGTGAGTTTAATCGCATAATTGATTTAGATGACTTTAATAGATTACAATATGTTGCACAATTTCCTATTGCTAAAGGAGAAGTTCTTGAAGCAAGACATCGTTTCTTCAATATTGTAGCCGCATTAATTAATGCTGAAAGATTATTTGATAGGCAAACTGTTTCAGGAAAAGGATTTTCTGACGATGATGGGGGAGAAGGAGATGTTAATGCTCAATTAATGCGTGAGCAAGCCGAAGCGATTGAAGCGGCAATAGATGATAATTTAGGATTCAATTCAAAAGACCCTTCTCAAAATACTACGCCTAAAGGCTGGAATGATGAAATGAATGACCCCCGAATGAAACTATTAGATGATGGCGTTAGTTGGTTAGAAGATGTTTCAACTTTACAAGCCCAAGCCGACCCATTATTAATGTATGAACATAATAAAGGAAATAAACTCGTTTCTATGACTACTGAAGGGGAAGATGATTTAGTTGCTCTTTTAGGTGATGCTATTGATGAAATTGAAGAAGCAGAAGAAAGAGATGGAAAAAGAATTACTTCTTTTACTACTTCTTTAGACTTTAAAACAGATATTGAAAATTGGTTAGACCAAACAGCAGATACTACTACTTTACCAAATGATATTGAATATTGGCTTCCTATATCAGTTATGCAAAATGCTGACTTTGATGATTTATACCCATCGGAAAGATACTTTGATGGTATTAATGGTTATGAATTTGTTCAAGTGTCCGATTTAAAAGAAATAGAGGAATTTTTTGATGAATTATATCAATTGCTCTCACAAGGAATGATTGCCTTTGCAACAGATATTAGAACCTCAAAAGGCAGAAGAAGAGGAACTGATATGAGAGAAACTCTTCGTGGAGTTAGAACAAATAGAAATCTTGCAACTGCAAAATTAGTGGGAGCAGCAAAAAGACAATACAGAAAAGTTGATTCAGTAGAATCAAAATTAAAAGAAGATTTACTTAGTGAAGGAATAAAAGGTGCTTTAGAAAGATTTTTAGAATCTTCTTTAGATTATTTCTTTACTCCTGCATATAGCGGAAGAATGACTATTCAAATACCAAGTTTTGTAGGTAGTATGGGAGGAAAAGTCATGCAAACTCTTTCTCTTGATTTAGGGCTTGAAACAGTTATGTCGGGACAATATAAAAAATTAATGAGAGGTTCTGCTGCTTCATTCAAATCTGCTGATTTATCCAATATTGCTGACTTTTTAGAAAAAATCTTTTTGAAATCTATGAAAATTGATATTAGATTAATTACAGAAGGAGAAAGAGCAGCAAGGTCAATGACTAAAATATTCAAGAAAAAGGAAGAGAATAATAATTATTTTGCTGGTTTAATTCATCACTTTATGGTTGAAACTGGAGATAGGAAAAGAGAAAATGCTAAGTTTAATGGTGTTTCTATCAAGGAAAGGGCTGAAAGATTTGATAAAGGATATGCTTCAAGAAAAGCATACCCTATCTTTGCATTACCTCATTGGTTAGACCTAAATCAAGGTTTAATTACACAAAAGAGTCCTAAATCAAAAAGACAATATAATAGATTAAAAAACATATTTGAGCAAGTTCAAGAAGATTTACCTGTTCTTATTCATAAAATGTTAAAGGCTCATGATGCTATTCGTGAACAATTAGGATTGCCAGTAGTTCACGGCTTTTTGCCTTTAAATAATATAGGATATGATACTATTATTAATAAGATGCAAGTAGAAGAAAATCTTGATTTAACTTCTTATGAGATAGAAAGCATTGTTAAAATGCTTGACTCTCATCAAAATATTTCAAATGAATTTGGTATTAGTAAAGAACAAGTATATACAATAAAAGCACACTTTAGGTGATACTATGGATTTGTGGTTTGAAGAACTAAAGAAGAAAAAGGACGCTTGTTATCACAAAGTCCGTAGTCGCTACAAAAAATGGCCTTCTGCTTATGCTTCCGGTGCTTTAGTTCAATGTCGTAAAGTTGGTGCAAAAAATTGGGGCAATTCTGTAAAAAAAGGTGGAGATAATTTCAAAAGAGAAAAAGAATCGGGATTACACGGTTGGTTTTCAAGAAAAGGCGGTGAAGGACAAAAAGGCTGGGTTTCTTGTCAATCTTGTGAAGATGATAAAAAAGGAACAAAACCTTGTGGAAGAAAAGATGCTTCTAAAGGAACTAAACAAAGATGTAGGCCGACCTGTGGTGCTTGTAAAACTTATAAAAGGAGGAAAGGAGCATGAACTGGCAAATTATTTTAAAGGAACTTACTTGTCCTAGAGCAACACAAGACTTGATGCTCAATACTAAAAATAGAGATGCTGCTGTTAAAAACCCCAATATAAAATATGGGCCGCTTAATCTTGCTGATAAAGACTACTGGGAAGAATATGCTAAAAGATGGAATACTACTGCGGAAGTAGCAAAGAAATCTAATTGTAGTAATTGTATTGCTTTTGATATTTCACCTAGAATGGACGATTGTATGCCATTAACTACTGATGAAGATGGTCGTTTAGGTTATTGTTGGATGCACGATTTCAAATGTCATTCAGCAAGAACTTGTTATACTTGGGCTAAAGGTGGCCCGATTGATGACGATAAAACATCTAAGGAAAATCAAATGAGGGGAGAAAAATGACTTGGCAGGAAATTTTAAAGAAAAAGCCATTCAAGGGCTATAACAAAAAAATTCATGCAAAGACTGGTGGATTAAGTGCAAAAGGTCGTGCTAAATTTAAAAGGGAAACTGGTGCTAATTTAAAGCGACCTGTTACTAAAAAACCAAGTAAACTAAAAAGAGGCGGTAAAGCATGGAAAAGAAGAAAATCTTTTTGTTCAAGGTCAAGAGGTTTTAAGAGAGCCGATGGAACTTATAGCGAAAAAGCAAAAGCAGCCCGAAGAAGGTGGAATTGTTGATTAAGGTTCTCCCTGCGGTATTTTCATATGAAGATATGAAAAGAAGATGGAATCAAGATAATCCTGATGAACCGTATGGAAGAAAAGATGATTTACAAAATGGAATATATGCAATTGAAAATTGGTTAATTAGAGTTGATGATGAAGATAATGCTATTGCTACCGGAGGCTGGAAAGAATATCCTACTCATACTGTTGTTGGTGGATTATATGCGGTTAAAAGGGCTGATAGAAACCACCCCAACCATGACCCTAAACTAAAAGGTAATGCAAGAGCAATACAAGATGCAAGAGAACCGCAATTAAATCAGTCAAAACCTGTTATTGCTTCATTTGCACAACAAAGAGGCGATAATGCCCGATGGATTGCTACTGCAAAAAAAACACAAGGATTTGTTTTTTCAGACGACCCCGAATGGAAACAAGCAATTAGCGCACTACCAAAAGAAGTTGTAAAAGAATGGACAGAAAACTCCGGTAATAGGTGGGGTATTCGTAATATTCTTAGTGCTGATAAACTTGCTAAATGTGTTTATCCCGATGACCCTACTCCACAATGGTTTATATTAATGAAGGCTGATTATAAAAGACAATTAGGTAAGGCTGGTTTTAATGTCATTAGAACAAGTGATGGTAAAAGAATGAATAATAAAGGGCTTTCTCGTTCACAGGCTATTCAAATGATTGATGATTTAAATTCAGGAAAAGATGTTAGTCGCTATCAAAATAAAAAGAAAACTATTAGTAGTGGTTGGAAAGCAGGATTAAGGAGAAATTCTAATGAATGAATTAGAAGATTTTAATTTTGAGCATCAAATGGATATGGAGTTATCTAAAAACTCTTTCCCTTATTTTTTTCAAAATGTATTGGGTTTTGATTTTCCTTCATACATACAAGAATGGCATCAATTAATGAACTCTACACAAAGAACTGTAATTATTTGTTCAAGAGACCACGGAAAATCTGTATTTATGCATTCATGGGTTGTTTGGAAATTAATCTTTGAAGAACCTCCATACCAAATGCTTTATATCTCTTCTAACCAAAAGCAGACTTTAGTTCATATGAGAGATATTGATAAAATGTTTATGCACCCTATGTTAAAAAAGTTTAAACCCGCAAGAGGTTGGGCTATTGGAAACATTACTTTAACTAATGGAAATCAAATACTTGAAAGGTCAGTTGGTTCACAGATTCGTGGATTACACCCTCAAGAGATTGTTATTGACGACCCGTTGAAAGAATTTAGTATGACAGGTATTCAAAAAGTAACTGATTGGTTTTATGGCGACATGATACCAACGCTTCACCACACGGCTTCATTGAGGGTAATAGGAACTCCTTTTAGTTATACGGATATATACCAGCAATTAGCCGAAAACCCTGCATACACGGTTAATACTTATCCATGCCTCAATGCCCTCAATGAACCCTTGTGGCCGGATAGATGGAATTATGAAGCACTAATGGCGAGAAAGGCTGAAGTTGGTTCTTTAATGTTTACAAGAGAATATATGTGTGTTCCTATATCAACAGGAACTTCTTTATTCAATCCCGAATACTTAGATAGTGCTAAGAATAAAGACTTAGTATTAAAGCCAATGAGAAGAGAAGGAATGAAGTATTTTGTTGGAGTAGACCCTGCTATTTCTACTGATGGAGATTACAATGTAATTACTGTAATAGAGATGGATGAAGATGAAAATAAATCTATTGTTTACATAGATAGAGCAAAGAATGTTCAGTTCCGAGATAATATACAAAAGGTAAAATTGATTGGGCAGTTGTTTAGACCAGAAGTAATTCTATTTGAAACAAATACATTCGCTAAGTCTTTTACACAAGAACTTCGCCAAGTTGCAGATTTAAATATTCATGACTTTAACACAACAAGAAGAAAGAAACAAGAAGTGATTCTTAACTTACAAATGACTCTTGAAAACGGTAAAATGAACTTTCCCTATGGTAATGAAGAAAGCCGAAGAGTTACTTCTGTATTAGTTGAAGAACTATCTATGTTTGCTATTACAGACAAAGGTAAGTTTGAGGGAATAGGAGCGCATGACGATATGGTTATGAGTCTTGCTTTAGCGAATGCGGCTACTTATCAAGCGTCAGAAACCTTCATACTGCTTGATGATTTGGGTTTGTTTGACGATGATTCAAATGCCGTAAAACGGCCAGTAAAGAACGCCATAGGTCTTAATTTTTGAGGTATTTATATGACAGAAGAAGCAGATAAATACCGCCAAGCGGCTACTCAAATGGAAAGATTAGCCGAATTAGATGAAGAAGAAGAGTCAATGAAGGATTCAATTCAAAGTCAATTAGGAATTGAATTAAAGTTCATTTTCAGCGAAAGTCCTGTTTTATCCGAGCATGAAGAAATATCAAAAATTTCTGAAATATATGGATTGAATGCTACTCAAGCAAGAAAAGAATTAAACTCTTTTCCTGAACAATATCTTGTTCAAGACCATACTATTCCTGATTTAGTAAGAAAGATGAGAAAGGCTCGTCGTAAATTAAAAGGAGAACAAAGAGAAAAGATGGCTAAAGCAATTGATACAATGATTGATGCTTATACAGACCATTTAGGTAAGTGTATTGATTCTATTAGTTGGTTATCAGATTATAGCGTTCCTTTAAAGAAAATGAGATACAATGAAAAAGATTTACATAAGTTATACACTATGAAAAGTATTGATGAAAGAAGAGAAGTAGTTGATTCTCTTTGTAAATACTGGGAAGCAGAATTAAAGCAAAATGATATGGCTTACTGTAAAGAATATAGTGATTTAAATAAAGAGATGAGAGGTGCTAAAAAATTATTTAGAAATGCATTAGCGAAAATTTCAAATCAATCTATTACTAAATCTAAAAAAGAAAGACAACAAGATTTTATTCTTAAATCTGTTTGTGAAAATCCAGGAATTAATGCTAAAAGGATTCATGAAAAAATGCCTACTCCTTTATTCAAGATTTCATCACCTAATTCTATTTCACAAATAATTAAAAAATTAGATATTATTTCATATAAAGGAAATTATTACAAAGCACCAACTATGCTAAAGAAAAATATTTGGGCTTACTGTGCTGCTTTTATTGATTCAGATGGTTATATTACACTTGACCGTAATATGAATCCAAGAGTAGGTTTAGTAGCCACAGGACAAAGAGGTAGGGCATTTATGGAAGAAATGCACAAGTCAATAGGTTTTGGTCGTATGCACTTAGACCAAAAATCACCACAAGATACTCGCCTTATTAATAGGTTAAACTTTTATTCTCAAGCAGATGTTACTTCGCTATTAACTAAGTGTTTGCCTCATTTTAGATTAAAAAAAGGTAATGCTAAGTTATTACTTGAACTTATTCGTATGAAGAAATCTTATAAAAAGGCTGATTGGTATAAGAGCCGTTGTGATGAAATCTTCAAACTAATGAAATGGGAGAACCATAAAGACCATGTAGGTTTTGATTGGTTAAAAGAAGGTATTTATCTTGATGATATTCAAAAGTTCAAAGACAACTGTAAAATGTCTGTAATGGATTCTTTAGAACAAATAGGAACGGTGATGTAAATTCCCATGTATTGTGGAAAATGTTATTCATCTAAATTATCTTATCCTTTTGGTTTTTGTAAAAAGTGCTGGATAAAAGCAGGAAAGCCTAAAAGAATGGACGGAACAAAAGACCCAATAAGTGATGATTATGATTATTAAAGGAACAAGTTGGAGAGAATTTCATCGTGGTATAGTTAATGATGAATTGCCTCAAGATAGAAGCAGATATGTTCGCTATACTAACCTCGCAAGCATTAACAAAAGAATGGTTCTTTATTATCTTAAAAGAGGATATGAAAGACCCGAACTCCGAAATAAATTATTAAAAGGAATATTAGAAGAAATGCTTCGTTCAAGTAATGCAAGATATGACATTGAAGATGGCGGTAATTAATGACCGAAGCGTTCATAGGCGAGAATAGCATAGGCAATAAATAGGGGGTGTAAGCGTGGCTAATGAAAAAAGAAGATTTTCTTTTACTAACCTCTTTAGGCGACAAACTCCTAAACCTGCGGATAGAACCGTTTATAATATGGGAATACAAGAAAGAGAAAATCGTCATATGATGACTGGCCCATTATTGTATAATATAATGAATCAGTCAGTAATAGGCAGAACTTGTATTACTCAATTAAAACAAGAAGTTTTCCGAAGAGGCTACCTATGGGAAAAATCATATGAAGCAAGGTGTAAAGATTGTGGAAAAGAACATAAAAGACCTGTTCAAGAATGTTCTCGTTGTAAAAGCACTAATTTAAAAGTTCCTGATGTAAAGCAATTAGAATATGCTGAGAAGTTTATTGAAGGATATGTAAACAAATCAGAACAATTGTTTATTGATGTTTTACAAGAACTTGAAGATGATTTAAATATCATGGACGATGCTTACATTGTTATGGTAAAAGAATACTTTTTAGACGGAAATCAAGATATAAGAATGCATAGAATAAAAGAACTGTATAGAGGCGACCCAGTAACTATGTTTATTTATACTGATGAATTAGGACAAAGAGGAACAAAAGGATTTACTTGTGTTAATCATCGTAATGTTATTCATACAGAACCCCATAGCAAATGCGACATTTGCGGAGCAAAAACATTTCCTGTTCATTATGTAAATAGAGCCAATGGTGAAGAACAATATTTTTTGAAAGGAGAAGTCCTTCACTTCAGTAAATATAGTCCTTCTCGTCTTTATGGTCAATCTCCAGTTGTTACTCTATTTAATGCGATTATGACATTAATTGCTATGGAAAACTATGTTAATTCATCTTATACTAAGAGTCGTATGCCGAGAGGATTACTTGCAGTTCAAACAAGAAATATGGATTCAATGCGTTCTTTTTGGAGAGGCGTAAAAGAAAAAATGGAAGCAGACCCACATTTTATTCCTGTTATGGGAATAGAAGCAGAAGGTGGAAAAGGCGCAGTTGAATGGATTAAGTTCATGGATAGCCTAAAAGAAATGGATTATGTTTCTGTTAAAGATGATTTGAGAGATAGAATATCAGCATTTTATGGAGTGAGTAAAGTATTCATGGCTGATAATACTACAAGTGGTGGGTTAAACAATGAAGGTATGCAAATACTTGTTACCAATAGAGCAGTTCAAAAAGCACAGACTGTCTATAATAATTATGTTTTCCCGTTCCTTGTAAAACAATTTGGTATTACAGATTGGAATTTAAAACTACCACCAAGCGAAGAAGAAGATGAAATCGCTGTTCTTCGTAAGCGTGAGATTGAAGTTAATATTGCTGCTTCTGTTAAAAATTTAGGATTTGAAGTTGATATGGACGAAGATGGGCAATTTACTTTCAAGAAGCCTGAACCCGAACAACCAAAAGAAGGTGAAAGTAAAGAGGGAGAACAAGTTGATAAAGACCCTTATGCCGGAACTAATATAGACGCTTCACAATTAGGACAAATGCAAGAACAAGCCCTACAAGGGAAACCGCAAGAAAATCCAGCGACAAGTAGAAATAAGCCTTCTATGAATCAAGCACCAGACAAGCGACTTACGGGATTACCCTTAGATGCGGGAAATCAAAATAATGACAAAAGAACAGAAAGGAGAGTAGGATAATGAGTTGGTTAGATATACTGAAGTTTAAAAGAAATTTTAAAGATTTAAGGCAATTAAGAGAAGAAGGAATTAGAGAAGGAACAAAACAAAGAACGGCAAATAAAGTTCTTGGAGATATTTCAAGAGAACCAAAAAGTAGTCCGAAGGGTGATTTGATGGATATGCAAGAAGATAGGGATATAGACCAAGACCTTGCTAATATGGCTAAAGATGATTTGATTGAAGAAGTTATGGATAGAATTGAACAAATGTCAAAAGATGAACTTATTGATATGTTAATTAGAACAAGAGGACAAATGGGGGAAAGTATATGACCGAAGATTATAGACAAAAAGAAATCAGATTAAGGAAAGAATTGGCTCAAATAAAAGCCATTAATGCTAATTCCGATGCTAAATTAAAACCATCAAGAGATTTTTCTGTGGGTGTTCCTGAAGATACAACAGTAAAAAAGAAACTACATACCGCAGATGTTCCTGATGTAATTACTTTACCACCTAAAGGAAAGAAAAGGAAAGAAAACATTCCATTTTGAGGCGATTTAATGCTTTTTGAATTATCTAAAGATAAATCCTTATTAGTTACGCTAAGTAAGGCTAATTTAGATGAAAATACTGCTAATTTAGTTAAAAGCCAAGCACACCCGACAGATATTAAAAAATCTTTAATAGATAATATTAATTCAAAAAATATAGTTGAGTATAGAAAATATATTAAAAAGGCAGAAGAAGAAGAAACAACTCTTGAACAAAGAGAAGCAGCAAAAACTTCTGTTTACCAAAGAAGAAAAATATTAAAACTTATTGCTGAAAGAGATGGTGTTTCAGTACAAGATGTTGATGAAAAAGAAGTGCCTGAACTTAAGGCAGAAGCAACTAAAATGATTAGAGAACTCAATAAAGAGTTAAAAACAAGAAAGGACATTGGTGTTGATGAAGAAGCAACAGAACCTTCTGAAAAAGAAATAATAACTGATTCTTCTCGTCAAGAAAGATTAACTGCTGCTAATCAAGAAGAAGAAAGAAGAAAAGAATCTAAAAAGAGAAAAGCAACAAGTTCTCTTAAAAAAGCACAAACATGGCTTACAGAAGTTGAAGATTTAGTTTCTAAATTAAAAGTCAATGTTACTTCCGATAAAAAGGTTGAAGTCATGCGTATGGCTGAATACCAAAAATTCGGAAACAATATTACAGAATCTAATGAAGTTATTTCTTTAGTCATGTTTTATGAGAAAGACCCTACTTACTTGAGTAATAAATTTAAAGAATCCTTAGAAGATTACAATTTTGGGAAAGGTTCAACAATAAGAGATGGTCAGCAAACAAATGTCTTAATGCCTTATAGAGAAACAAAAGACGGTAATCTACTTCCTGTTCCTACTAAAGCAATATTTGTAAATGATTTAGATGAAAGATGGGGTAAGGTAATAAAAAGAACTGCATCAACTGGTGCTTCATTATCTGATATTTTAAAAGAAATGCATCGTAAAAGACACGGGCGACAACCTATTGTTGATAGAAAAGATTCTCAAAGAAAAAATGAACTTGAACGCTTACAAAGATTCATTACCGGAGAGTCGCCAAGAATTGCTACAAGATTCAAAAAACTCATAGCAAAAGTCAAAAGTATTTCTAATAAGACTTTTAAAAACAATCAACTTAAAGATAAACTTGAAGAAACAATTAAAGAACTTGAAGGATTATCAACTGATGATATTATAGCAAGAAGAATAAGGTCTTTAAACATAGGTATTCAAAATCTAAGTAATGTTTCTGGTGTTGAAGAGGCATTAGCAGAAATTAGAGGAATACAAGAAAATCCTGAGCCTTATATCAAAGAACTTAGAGAAAAGATAGATAAAGATATTGAAACTGAAAAAGAAAAACTGGAAACAGTTAAAACTGAAATAGAAAAACTCAATGTAATTAGACCTCCTTTAAAAAGAGTTCGTGAAGCAATAAAAGATATTCAATTCTTGAGAGAAGATACTGGGAATGAACCCGCAGGAAAAATAAAAGTAATATTAAGTAGAGTATATACTATAATAGTGCGTCTTGAAAGAATAATAAATAAAATCCAAGAAAAAGGCTTTGATTTAGATGAAAAATCAGATGATATTGTTGATAGACTAAAGCGTGGAAATAACATAGATATTACAGGTAATCAGGTTAATTATGCTGGAATTAGTGATATTGACTTTAAATCAGTAAATACTTTAAGAGAATTAAGACAACAACAAGATGGTTTAATAGAAGAAATTCAGACAATTATGAATGAATATGATGGCTATGTAGGGGGAGATTAAAATGACATGGGATTTTTACGGTGATGGAGAAGGATTTATTCTCAAAGAAAACAAAAAAGATTCCCCTAAAGAACTTTTAGATTCAATGGATTCAAAGCAAAGAAAGAAATTAAAAAAGACTTTACAGGCTGCCGAACCAACTGAATTTTTTGGTCAAGACTTTACTAAGTTAGGTGAATTAATTTCTGTTTTAAGACAATTAGACTTAATGAAGTCAGATAAGAAGTTAAATAAAAAGATGAAGTCTATGGACGAGCGCAACATTGATATTGTCGCCACCGCTACCAAACTTCGTAAGGAGTATGAATTACTCTATCGTCAATTAAGAGATTTAATTTATCCTAAAGGTAAAAAGAAATAAGGTGTTTATAATGAATTGGTGGAATATAATCAAAGCAAAAGGAATTGGTGGAGGCGCACCTAAAGATAGAAAAAGAAAACCTCGTTATGGAACAACTACTCCAAGAGGCTCTTATTATGATAGACTCAATAGATTAGTTGATGATATGCTTAGAGGTAGAATAACTGAAGCAGAATATAAATCAGCAAAAGAAAGATTAGATGCGGAGATGAAAAGATGAGCGATAAAACACTTAATGAAGAATTACTTGCTATTATTAAAGCACTAACTGATAAAGTTGAAAGCCTTGAAAAAGCAGTTTATAATAAAGACAATCTATTGATGAAATCAGGATTTGTTATTGCTGATAGTCCAACACCTGCTATGGTTGGTGTAGTGGGAACTGCTACTAAAACACCTAATAATGCAGGAAATATGGAATGGGCGGATATTCATAAAATGGTATCAAGTTTGGAGTGATTTAAATGCCGGAAAGAGTAACAAGAGAAGAACGATTAGTTAGCATGGTTATTGAAAAAGCAAGAGAAGCAAAGGAAATACTTTATTCTTCTTTGATGGATAATAATAGGAGTCCGAAAGATGATGTTTCTGAAGTCTATAAATTAAAAAGACCTAAAGCCGAGAACGCTAAAGATTTAGTGCCTAAAAACCGTAAAGGAGATGGCTACGGTCTTGGGGGACAAATGAGTAATTTTAAGAAAGCAATTGTTTTAATGAAGGCTATTCTTGAAGAAGATTATGACGATAATCCAGTTTTTAATGAAGAAAGAAAACAAGAGGCTATTGAAAATCTTGAAGCAACAGAAAAAGAATTAGACGACCTTGTTCAAATGCTTAACGAAGGTATGAATCAAAAAGACTTTGAACAACAATTTAGTATTATGCTAAGAAGATTAACTGATATGCAACAAATGTTAGGTGAACAACCAAAGAAAGACACACCTGTTCCTATATTATCCAGAAATCCAAATGAATACCGCTAATCGGGGTGGTATTATTGAAACTCGGTTCTATTGAAAAGGATAGGCAACCTTCTATTGAGTTGATGCGGCTTTTTGAAAAAACAAGAGTTGCTTATTTATCAGCCGTTCAAGACCCCGATGAGTATTCGGGTCGTTGGCGTAAAGCCGTTGATATGATAGAAGAATCCTATGAAGAATTAGATGCCGCAGGTAAAGAGTTAAAGAATTTTATTAGGGAAGAAGAAATAACTGATAATGATGTTAAAGACCCTGAATCTTCTAAAGCACAGAACCTATACGAAAAAATTAAACTCGTTAGGTATAACTCAAAGATTATTGCTGACCCTTTTGCTGAAATGTTCAAAGGGAATGTTCTTGAAGAATTATTAGATAATCCTGAAAGTATGGTTAAATTTGTCCATTATGCTATGAGGGAAGATAATAAAGCACTTTCCGATGAAGTTTTAGCCATTAAAGGTATGCAACCCGACACAATTACGGAGGGTCTTATGGGGCTTGACATAGAAGTGGACGATATACCCCTCTATATTATTGAGCATTACGGTGATGGAAAAGACTCAAAAAAGGTTGAAAAGAAAGTAAAGGCTGCTCTTGATATGTTAGAACTTATTTTCTTTTCTCAGCATGAAGAAGAAGAATGGGGAGAACTTAAGGATATTGATATGCAAAAGTCCGAAGAAGAAAAGTCCGAAGAAAAGTCCGTTAGTGATTTTATTATTCCTAATAAACCAATGTATCGCATATTTGAAATTAATGATATTAATGAATTAAAGGGATTTAGCGGAAATTGGTATATTCAAGAAAAGTATGATGGTATGAGAGTTCAATTGCATAAACTTGATAATAGAGTTAAAGTTTATTCTTTTAATGAAAAAGACATTACTGATAAGTGTGAAGATATAGTTAAGGAATTAAAAAAGAAAGAATATGGAGATTGTATGTTTGATGCTGAATTAGTTCTTTTTGATGAAGAAGAACCACTACATCGTGCAGATACTATTGCTCATGTTTTTAAAGGTAAATATAAAGATGCTAAATTAAAGTGTCATGTATTTGATATTATGCGACATGAAGCACAGACATTACTTGATGAAGAATTAGAAAATAGAATGACTATTCTATTCAATAATTACGCTGCTAAATCATCTGAATATTTAAATTTCCCTTCAAAGAAAGATACAAGACAGGCTGATAGTTTAAAAGATTTAGAAGAATATGCAAAACAAATTATGGAAATGCCTACATCTGAAGGAGTTGTAATTAAAGATGCTACCTCAACATATTATGTTGGAACTAAAAAGAATCCTAAGTGGATTAAATTAAAAAAGTTTGTTGATTTAGATGTTATTGTTTTAGACAAGAAAAAGACTAAAAGTAATCTTTATTCTTATAATGTTGGTGTTGGGCCAATTCCTGAAGATATGAACGGTAAAGAAATTGACGGAAGAAAATATCTTGATGTAGGAAAAGCATTGAATACAAAGGTCGCAGTAGATATTGGCGATATAATTAGAGTAAAGGTTGATGAAGTAAAGAAGAAAGGAGATGGATTTAGTTTATTCTCCGCTAAAGTAATTGAAATACCTGAAGTAGAATATCCTGATAAATTAGTTACTTTAGAGTTATTGTCAAAAGATACTAAAAAATCTTTAAATTATAATGTTGAAGCATTTAAAAAAGGAGTAAAAATTACTGATAATATTCATGGAGAAACTACTGCTATAATTAAATATGATACAAATGGTTTTGTAGTATATGGTTTTGAAGAGAATAATTTAATGTCTAAAAATGCTTTAGCAGATTTAGATATGTGGAAGGCTCAAGCAGAAGAAATAATGAAAACAAAGCAAGGAGAATTAACTGTTGCTATTTTTAATTATTTACAAGAAAAAGGTGATAAAACTCCTAAAGATGTGCATGATTATCTAAAAAGAGATTTTACTGAATTATATGAAACAGTATTAGAATCTAAGCAAAGAAAGTTAGGTAAGTGGGCGCAAGAAAGAGAACACATTAAAATGATTGATGATAAATTACACGCTGACCCTACAATTAAATTGGCTGATGGTGAAGAAATTAAAAAAGAGTATAAAACTCCAAAAGAATACAGGAATGGTAAATTCAAAATATATAACCGAGAAGATAATAGAGTTCATTTAGCCATTAGTATAAACAAAGAGAATCTTAATTGGACTATTGATATAGAAAATGAAGAAGAGTTATTTGATTTATTTGGTGCGGCTGGTAAATATCCAGCAGAAGTTTCAAAGAATGTTGAAAGAGGAAAAGTAATTGATTCCGGAGATATTGAACTTGGTGTGCAAAAAGACGGTTATCACGAATATTTCTTAAAAGGAAATAAGTTTGAAACTAAAATGCATATTAGAGTAATTCCTATTGATAATAAACCTATGTGGTTAGCATGGACGGGGTATAAACAAGAACCTGCCGATACTGAAAACGATAAAGGAAAATGGAATATATACGAAGATAGGTATAATAAATTGTCCATTCCTACCGAAGATTAGTTGTTCTTTATATACCAGTAAGTAATAAGAAGGGTTGAGAGGAAATGTCATCTGCGGTAATGTCAAACAATACTCATGATTTCAGGATTCTTAAAAGCGATAACTTGATGATTGGAGGATATGCAAGCATTGAAATCGTTGATAAACAAAATGATTTAATCACACTCAAGGCTCTTAATGAAGCAGTAAACAAATATATGGAGAACCCTAAGTTTAGAAATGTAATGACTAATCATTCAAATGTTCAAGTTGGGGAAGTAGTAAAATCATATAGAGATAAAACAGGGAGATTATGGAAAACAGAAGTTGATGATGTTGGATTCTTTGTTGTAATTAAATTAAGAGATGATATTGAAAAAGCCAAAGAAATAAATAGAGGCATCAGAAAAGGTTCATTAAGGTCGTTTAGCATTGGAGGGCAAGCATTACAGAAAGTAAAGAAAAACCACCCAGAATTAGGCGAATTTAATGAAATAAGCAAACTTGAACTACATGAGGTAACTATCTGTGAAAAAGGAATTAACCCTGAAGCAAAGTTTGATATTCTAAAACAAGACAAAACAAAAAATAAGGTGAAAACTATGAGTAAAATTGAGAAAGCATTGGAAGAGTTAGACGCATTAATGGCTGAAGTTAATACTCTCCGAAAAGAAGATGAAATGACAGATGAAAAGCAAATGCCCGAAGAAGAGAAAATGGGTGGCGAATACATGGACGAAGAAGAAGATATGATGCCTGAAGAAGAAAAAGGCGGATATAAGGACATGGAATCAAAAGCCCTTCTTTCAACTCTTGACGGTGCTGGTGTTGAAATCGGTGAACCTGCGGATAGAATTGTTATTGACAATGGAAACCCAAAGGCTTCTGATTTGCCAGTAGTTAAGGCATTTAACAACAAAGAATTAGAAACACTTGATTTGAGCGTTGCTAATATTGAGAAGGCTTACGAGGCTTTCCGCCAAGAACAACTTGAAAAGTTGGCTTACGATAACCTTCAAAAGCAATTTGAAAACCGATTTGCTCATGAAAGGTCAAACCGTGAGAATGTTCTTGCAAAATCACAATATGACGCACAAAGCGAAATTGTTTCACTTAAAGAAGAATTTACTGCTTTAAGAAAGTCTTTGACGGCTGAAAAGGAAACAATCCTAAAAGCACAAGAAGAAGCAAATATTAAACTCCCAACAATGGAACAAATGGCTGAATTAGATTGGTCAGATATTCATAAGATGGTTGGAGGATTTAACTGAGGTGATTTATTATGACAGGATATATTAACACAATTGGAGATTTAGAAGCACAAACATACGGATTAACAGGCCATACTGGTATTAACAACCAATTGCTTAAGCAAGCAGGTTCTATTGCTGGATTGCATACAGGCCATGACGCTGCTTTAGGCGTATCAACTACTAATTCAGCAGGAGCAGCAAGTTCACTTGGTGCTTTGTATAATCAAGTATATGGACAAAAAGTGTGGTCTATGCTAAACAGGGAATGTAATGCACTTTCCGTTATTTCAAAGAGGCCATACACTTCAAGCGGTTGGAGAGTATTAAGTGAGCGACCTGCGGGTGGTAGCGGTAATTTCCTTGATTTAACAGGTGTAAATCGTGCTACTGATGCTGATTCTATTGGTAGTGGTACAGAAAACAGCCAAGTAGCGGGAACAATGCGACCAGATTTAATTGGTGGTGTTCCTGAAAATGCGGCTCTTTCAACTCCTGCTGACGGTTTAGCGTCTATTGCTCCAAAATACGAGCAATTGTTCACAAGTCCAAAGATTGTTGCTCATCAATTTGAGTTTAGCGAATTGGCTATGGAAATGGCGCAAATTGACGATGGAATTGGCGATATTAGAGCGCAAATGAGAGAAGATATGGGTAAACACCATGCTGAAACTCAAAACGCTATGCTTGTTATGCCTCTTGAAAACTACAATTTATCGGCTACAAACCAAATTGGAAACATTCAAAGAAACTATACTTCTTTGATGAAGGTTGTTTCTTCTAAGAGCGAATTAGACGCTATGGCTGCTGGAACTGTTTTAACTGCATCAAACTCAGGTGTTGCTGCTATTGAATCTATTTACGGTAAGGCTCGTAGTGCTTCTTCATTCCTTGATGCACAGGTTGATTTTGGCGGAGTTGGATATGGAAGTGCAAATTCTCGTCAATTAACACTAACTGTTCTTAATAAGACTCTTAGAGACTTGAGAGTTGCAGGTGGTTCACCAAAGGTTATTCTAACTGGATATGATACACTTCAAACTATTTCTGACTTATTGCAAGCACAAGAAAGATTTATGGATAGAAAAGAAATTGTTCCGACTGTAAACGGTGTTCGTGGTGTAAAGGGTCAAGAAGTAGGATTTAGAGTTTCAACTTACTATGATATACCTATGATTCCTGTTGCGGCTATGCCTTCAACTGGTGCTGATACTTCTTGTATTAGTGATATGCTTTTCCTTGATACAGACCATTTGTGGCTATCTGTTATGAAACCAACTCAATACTTTGAAGATGGTATTTCAAACGGAAACCCATTCGGTGTCGGCCATCTTGGAAACAAGGCTCTTTATAGAACAATTGCGGAAGTTGGCTGTTCATACTTTAAAGGTCAAGGTAAAATCACAAACTTGCTTTGAGGTGTTTTAATTGGGATTAGAATATACAATTAGGGCATTACCCGACCATAAAGGGTTTTCAAAACCAAAGGCAATTGGCGATGAATACATGGTTGATGTCGCTTTAGACATTACAAAGCATATTGCCGCAGGTGCGGAAATTGACGCTAGTAGAGTAGGATTAAAAACTATTCATGCAGTATTGATTACAGGATATGAAGGAAGGACTTTCACCGCAAATGTTCTTATTGGCGCAGGTGGAGCAAATCCTGATGTAGCAGGTAATTATGAATCAGCAACTTCATTTAAAGTAGTAGTAACCAATTTAGACGGAACAAACGCTACTGCTGCTGCTAATGATGCAGATGTTGGTTGTGCTTTGCGATTAAGAATTTTTGGCTCACTTTGAGGCGATAAAATGGCTTTAGTCACATTATCTGATACAGGCGGGTTTGAACCTTTAAATGTTAGAGGCTACCGTGTTGAAAGAGGGATTCAAACACAAATACCTGCTTTACAGGCTCTTTTCCGTTGTAGTGATAAAAACCTAATGTTTACCTTTGAAGAGGCAGATAGGAAAGATTTAGAATCAGTAGATGCTGAATTATTTCCTTCTGTTTCTTTGGAGTTAGGAAAAACAATCACTACTAATAAAGAATTAGTTGATTTACTCTTACCTAAGAAAACAACAACAAAGAAGAAAACTGCTCCTAAAACGAGTAAATCTTCTTTAGTGAAAGAATGAACCGATACGATTAATAGGGTGCGCCCTCAATCGTTATTTGGCGGAGAGATGAAGTATGCCGAGTTGCAGAAGTAGTGGATTATTAACAGAAAATACCCAAGTATTTACCGGACAATGTAAATTAGTTTCTATTCATGTTGTTGCTGATGATGGAAGTAAAGTCTTAGTGAAGGTTTTTGACGGTACTTCAAACACTGATAAAGAAGTTTGTAGGGTTGCTGTTCCTGCAAATCAATCATTTGAAATGGATTTGCATGGAATTATTATGTCTAAAGGTATTTATTATGAAGAAATAAAGACTGGCGGTAATGGTGATGCTTCAACCTTCATTAACTTCGCTTGAGGTGATATTATGGCGGCTTTAAATACAGATACACGATTAGTTATGACTATTCTTTTTGTTGGTGCATTAAGTGGAGCAAATGTCTTTGCTTATGCTCAATTCGGAACTGGTTTTCCTTATGGCCCAATAGCGCATTCAGTCTTATTCGGATTAGGAACAATAGGTGCAATAATGGTAATGAAAGCATTATTTGATTTAGCACTTAATGACAAAATAGAGATGTGGCTACTGGATAGAAAAATTGCTGCTTATTGGGAAAGAAAAGCAAGAGATGAACAACAAAGACAAAAAATGCGAGAAAGCGCAAGACAGTTTGGTGGTTCAACACCTTTCTATCAACCCCAATTGCAGGAAGAAGATTCTAATGCCGTTGGTAGTGAGTTTTTAGCCACACTCCAATAATAGGAGTTGGTTAAATGGTTTTTGGCGATTTGATGGGTTTTTCCGACTCGGATTACGCTTATAATCAAACAAGGGCGCATTCTGCTGATATTTTCTTTTTGAAAATGAGAGCATGGTTTTGGGGTTCTTGTGTAGGATTATCTGCTTTTCTTATTGGTAATATAATGGGTGTTTTTGATATAAACATCATGGGTTGGATTATTAGTGCGGTGAGTGGTTTATGGGGGCATTAAATGTCATTAATGACAGGATTCGCCATATTAGTTGGTGAGGCAGTAATTGGTTTTTGGAAAAAAGTCCATGCGATTAACTTTGGTGTTTATGGGGCAACAATGGTAGGAAAAACTACATTAAGTCATCAATTAAGAACAAGGGGAGAAGTGCCGACAATACAAGAAAGAACAGTTGGATTACATAGAGCCTCAAGAAAAAATGTTAAAATAGATGGAGATTCACATACAATTAAAAGTGCTGATATTGGAGGAGAAGCGATTTACTGGAAAGAATGGGTAAAAGATATGCAAAAGCGTAAAGTAAGATATATTATTTTTATGATAGACCATAGACATTTAGATAACAATTCAAATTTAGACCATCAAGTAGCATGGAAATTTTTAGTTGATACGATATGTTCAGATTTTTGGCCTACTGGGAGAAAAAAGAGAGAACCCGATTATCCAATGGCGATAGGAATATGGGCTAATAAATACGACATTTGGGGAGAAAAATATCCATTAGCAGAAGGACAAACCATAGATAAACATGAAATATTTGAACCATTTAAGTATGGAATGAGGCAATTAAATGATAAAGGAATACCTTGTTTTAAATATATAGTTTCAGCAAAGTCAGACCCCGAAATGGTATATAGAGGCGTAATGACAATGATAAAAGATTACTGAGGAATGAAAGATGTATCAAAACCAATTAATAGGACAGAACGCACCGCAACAATTTAATCCGGCATTAACACCAATACAACAAGCAAGAGCAAGCGGAGCAGTAGTGGAGTATAAGTTTACAGAAATAAAACCCAAAAAACAATTAAAAGAACTTACTAAAGTTTTAATTGCAGAAAAGAAATCTTTTATAGGCATTAAATATGGAAAAAAGTTTAATTTAAAAGATAGATGTGTTGTTTGTGGAATGCACCATGTTTGGGAGCAGGGAGATTATTTAAGACCTCCAATACCTTTAGACGGAGTAGTTAAAGGACGACCTCTTATGGGAACATATTGTCCTAAGCATTCCTCTATGTATATGCAATTAGAGATGCTTCAACAACAAATACTGGCTGATAAACATGGTTTAGAGTTTAAGAGATTTGTTCCTAAAATTCCAAAAATGATGAAAAGTGGGCCAATTACTGATTTAACGAAAAAAGATGTAATGGCTCTTACTGCAAGCGGTTGGTTTATTAAGCCACCCGCTTTAGCAGATAACAGGACGGCAACACAAGAAGTCATACAACTAATAACAGAAATTAACATAATGACTGAAAGATTAACACATTTAATGTTAAATAATGACATTGAAACCGTTGAAAAACTAACGACAAAAGAAACTAAAGAGGATTAAACATGGGATTATTAGGAACAAGCAATAGCACCGTATTAGCGGGAGTTCAAGCACAAGGCGACCAACAATTTAAATCAATGAACAACTTATTATCATTACAAGATAATCATGTTGAAGAATTTTTCCAGTATCACGGTGAGCAATTTTTATCGGCTCTTGAAAAACTAATGGAAGATGTAATTGAGCGTGTTGTTTCACAAATGCTTGCAAAACTTTCTTTTGATGCAACAGGAAGTAGTATTACTGTAAATAGAGATGCTTTGAGAGAATACGAAAGAATTACTCAAGAAAATATTGATTTAGATTTAAATTTACTATTACAATCTGCTATTAATACAGAAGTAGTGAATCAAAGAAAAATGGCTAAACAACAGTATTTAGAATCACAAGGCTTTTCTGGTAGTAATATGGCTCAACCAACCGCAGGTATGGCTATTGCAGGAATAACAGGACAAACACAACAATATCAACAAATGCAAGGTGCTATGAATAATGGAAGCGGTTATCCTATTCCGCCATCGGGAACAGACGGTTATGGCCGTCCTTATTGGATTGATGCTCAAGGACAAATGAGTTATGAACCGCCACAAAGCGGTTTAGGATTAGGTTCAGCAATTCAAAAAGGGGCAGCATGGGCTAAATGGCTAATGTGAGGTTGAAATAAATGGTTGATTTTCTTTGGGGCAACAGGAGGCGTTCTTTTCCTTCTTTTAAAAGTTCAATTAAAGAAGAAATGAAAGAGTTTTTGCAAGAAGAAAATATTGACTTTGTTTCTTTTTTTAGAGAAGCAAAAGCAAATTTAATTCAGGAAAGTAAACCAGTTGAACCTTTAGTTCAAGCATTTGAAGAGATACTTGAAGAGATACTTAATGAACCTATTATTCCTATGATAAGAGGACATGATGATGGAACAAAAGCCATTGAAAACTTCACTACCAAAAAAATAAAAAACAAAAGAATAGATATTCCTGCAAATATGGATTTTTTAGAAGAGATGAAAATTAAAGATGTAAATGACTCATCTAAACTAAATCGTTTGCGTGGTTTCGGTGCATTAAAATTTGGACAGGCTATTGAAAATTTACCAGACTTTGATATAGATGATTATTTAGAATCCTTTACTCCTGATGAATATGGAATAAATGCTACATTAACATTTACTAAAGTGCCAAAAGACGATACTAAGGAAATTGACCCTGATAGATTCAGTTATGGTAACGGTAATATTGTTTTTAAATCTCCTTTTAGTGAAGATGAAATTAAAAAACAAAAATTAGATTATTTGATTGAGCAAACAGGACAAGAACCTGATTTTAACCCATCAAACAGTAAAACTCAACTGCCGAGAATAGTTATGGATATGGCAGTTGAAATTCCCGAAGAAACGGTTAAAGCCCTATCCGAAACATTAGTTGTTGTTGTTGTTCCTGTAAAAGAAAAAAGGAATGAAAACGATGAATTAGTGGAATTTATTGAAGATGGTGCGGCAATAGAATTAAATCACGAAGAGTTTATTGAAATGGGTATTTCTTCACTTGCTGAAAGAACAGAAGAAATGCAAGAAGAAAAGATTTACAAATTAAAAGACAAAGGTTTAGTAAAACACACAGACAATAAAACATTAGCAGCAGAAAATACCAGAATATCCGTTCCTGATAAAACTCTTAATGAAATAGAAGAAAAATTTATTCCTTTGTTAGAAGAGGTTAAAGAATTAATTACGCCTTATCTTAGTAATCCATATAGTTGCTACACTTACATAGGAGAATGTCATTTTAAAACAAAAAAAGATGTAAATAATTCATTGACTCGTAAAGTTGAAAAGTTTCTTGAAAATGATGGTGAATGGAAAGCAGGTAAAAATGAAGAAGGAGAAGATATGGTTATATCATCTATTGAAATATTAGATAAAAATGGAAAATATAAACAAATTAGTGTATCGGAGGCTCAAGAACTTGAAAGTGAAGCATGGACTAATGTTGAAACAGGAAAAGTAATCAGTAATGCAGAATATATGGCTTTACAATCTAAAGATAAAATAAGTCATAAGCCTAATTACTATATTATTACAATTGATGGCGACCAAAGAACTCCAAGTAATGAACTTTCAACAACTCATAGAACTATTAAAGAATACAGATTAAAAGATGCTCCCGAAGATGCTTACGGTGAAAAAGCAAGAGAAATAGCAGTATTTAATTTAAAAATTACTTCCGATATGGAAAGATTCAAAGACAATGATTCTATCGGAGAATTGCCTAAAACAATCAAACGGGGCGGTGGGGAACATAAAAGATTAAAAGATGCATACATAATCAAAAAAAGATATGGTAAGATTTATTCTAAAGAATCCATGCAAAGTCGTATTAAAGATAAAAAAGCCCAAGAAGAAGAAGAATTAGAAATAAGTGATTTTATTGAAGTAAAATCCTTGTATAAAAGTGGTAGTATAGTTGAATACAAAGGTGATTATATTGATAAAGAAGAATATGATAAACTTAAGGCTAAAGATGATGATGTTGTTTTCGTAAGAAAAGCAACTATTAGCAAAAAGCAACTATCAAGATTAGGTGAAGTAGAAAAAATGGATTATGTTGCTATTTATGATGAAAGAGAATTAGACTCTTCTAATGAAGAAGATGCTAAAGTATTAAGAGGTAGGAAACTAGCCTCAAAAAGAGAAGCAAGACCACCAAGAAAAGGAGCAATTATTGATTCACCTGCTAAATTCGGAAGAAGAACTGATAAGGCTTTAGCCGTAGTTACTGGGGCAGGAGAACGAATAAATCCATTAGTTTATTATGCTAACATACAAGAGGCTTTTGCAGGAGCAATTTTACATATAGAAGTTCTTTTAACTAATCATGGTGAATATAAATTAAGTCCTATGCAAAGAAGAAGAAATGATGAAATGTCAAATGTTATTGACGATTTAAAAGAAAATATTACAACATTAACTGATAAATTTGGTGAGTAAAATGGGAACAACAATTTCCCCAAGTGATTTTACGGAAATAAATCCGAATTATACACAAGGCAGGGGATTTTATACAAATGCAACAGAAGTTGCTGATTTATTGCAAATTCCTGCTTTTAGTGGAACAACATATCCAACAACTGCTCAAGTTGGTGCTATTATTAAAAGAGTTGAAGGTATAGTTGATGATAAAGTAAAGCGTTCTTTTAGACCTATTATTACTAAAGATGAATACCATAACTTTGAATTTACAAGAGGGCCAAATACTTATTATTATGGAGGATATGTTGGTTTTATTCAATTAAAACAAATGAAAGTTCGTAAAATAGTTTCATTACAATTATGGCAAGGTAGCCACTATGAAGAAATAGCATCAGCCCAAGCAAAAGTAACTTTATTAGACAACTTTAGAGATTTAAATTCAATTATATTACAATTACCTAATGACGGAGTATCTTTTGAACTACTGTCGGAAAATGATATTACTCAATTAGCCAACGATGAATTTTGTAATACCTTCGGTATAAAAACAACTGCGGCTGAAATTGTTTCTTTAGTTAATGAACAATTCCCTTCAACTTCACAATATACTGGGGCTACTGCTACAAAAGAGTTAGTTTCTTCTAATCTTTCTATTTCTGACTTTTTCTATGCCTCAAAAGACAAGTCAAACGGCAAGCAAATTAATGTATCTTCCCTACTTTTGAGCGATGATGGTTCGGATTGCGTTCTCAAGGCAACCATAAAACAGTCATGTACGACTATAAATGCATCAACGGCTCTTACTGTTGTTGATTCATCTAAATTAGCCGTAGGTATGGAAGTTAGCGGAACAGGTATTACAGGAACAATTACTATTGTTTCAATCACAGATGCAACAAATGTAGTATTAAGTGCATCTTCTTCGGCAAGTGGAACAACTGATTTAACATTTACAACAACTGAATCTATACCAACTGTTTGTAATTTATCTTCATTTACAGACAAAGAAGATTTAAAAAGACTTGGTTCTTACTGGACAATTAATGAAGAAGGTAGAATATTCTTTTTAAGAGATTATCCTTATCATACAAATAATTCTATTATTGTTTCGTATATTGCTGGAGATAATAGAGTTCCTTCTGCTATTCATGAAGCAACCACTAAACTCGTAGCATCGGAAATAATAAGAATGGACGACCAAAGTGTTTTAATTGCTGAAACTGGAGGAAATATTACTGCAAAAGAAAAGTATGATATTCTTCGTAAAGAGGCTATGGATATTTTGAAAGGCAAAGGTGATTTAGTTTATTTCTTGGATTGATTTTTATGGCATTCAAAGTTGATTTATCTAAATTTAATGAATTATTAAGTATAGAAAAAGAAAGGCAATTGGCTATGAAAGAGTTATCAGAAATATTAGGTTATGATGTATCTTTTAGTGATGAAGAAGTTATTCAAAATGCAAGCGAAGCATATTCTAAATTTATTAATAAAGAAATGAATAAGGAGGTATTATCATTGATGAAGTCACTCTACTCATAGATTTAATTACAAGTAATTGGTCTACTAATGCAACTGCTTTAGTTTCATCAGGAGAAATTAATCCTTCTCATGCAGTAACTCCAGATATAATTGATATTAGAACAATGTCAGTTAATAAAGGAAAGCGTGTTGATTTAAGCAGAACTCCTGCAACAATAGTAGTATTTGAAGATTCACAGAATATTGAATATCCAACTGCTTCTTATGATATAAGAAATGAATCATACACTTTTACTTTACATATAAGAGTATTACACGATGAAAGAGGGGGAGAAGATGCGTCATACGGCATGGATAGGCTAAGGGCTATATACTTGATACTTCGTAGGACTCTTGAAAGCAAAAGGCGAGGCTATACTGCTAGTGATGGTTCTAAATTCCAACAATTATTTTTAGGAGCAAGAAGTGAAAGTAATGACCGAGCAAAGAGGCTTTTTGGATATAAAGTAACATTAGAAGCGAAAAGATACGCATTAAACATTCCCTCGTAAGTAAGTAAGGAAAGGGGAGATTAATATGGTGAACAGTAATATATTTTTAGGAAGTGGGGCTTCAACAGTTTTAGTCCCTGAGCATGACTTAGCGATTTCAAATGTAGCACAAGATACGGCAAATGCGAATATTTTGCATTTTACAGATTTTGCTACTACTTATGAACTTGTAACGAATTTGTATATTGGTTGCGAGTTTGAAATATATAACGATACTAACGATACATTAATCTCAACCCACACAATTAAATCTAATACTGGGAATACACTAACTTCTTCATCAACTGTTGCTGCATTTGCAACTGATAAAAGACACAGAATCATTATTAAAGGATATGGTTCACCTTCACCATCAAAACCTGATAGCAGTAATCAAAGATTAAATGCTGATAATTGGATTGGTATTGCTGAAACAATTACTTTCCCTACACTTGAACAAGAACTTAAGCAAATGAATTTAGGTCTTGGCGGAACAAGAAACTTCTCTTACCAATATAAAGGTATTAGAACTGCTTCGGGTGGAAGCCTTGCTTTAACTGCAAATAACGGTTCTTGGCTTTATTATGCTCTTGGTGGAATTAATAATATTACTTATACAAGTGGTGCGGGAACAATTGCTGAAATTACAACTGCAAGCACAAATGTAGTTTTACCTGCTACTTTTGATACTGCTGATGCTATTATTGCTTTAGATAATGCAACAGATTTAGATAAACTTGTTATTGGAATGACTGTTACTTCAACAGGCATTTCAAGCGCACAAACTATTATTGCTATTGATTATGATAATAATGCAATTACATTAAGTGATGTTCCCGATATAGCAGGAACAAACGAAAATGTAACTTTTGCTATTCCTGCCGCAAATAGAGAATTATTCCTTGCAAGTGGTAATGATTTAGTATTTGTTCATGATTCCGATGGAAATGATTCGCTATCAGGTCAAGTATCAACTGATGCCGATATTGTCAATACTGGGCCAATTATGTATAGAACAGTTAATGGTTCAAATGAAATTCTTCCTCCATATAACCCTATTCTTTATCCAACTGCATCACAAATGAATCAAGTAAATACTGGCGAGATGATTACATATACTATTGAAGAAGGAAATACAAGTGATTTACCATCATTTAGTCTTGAACAGTCTTTATCAAAAGACCCTTCGGTTCTTACAACTAATGCTTCATATGATGCAAATGCTGTTGAAGATGCAGTTAATCAAGAAAGTCAATCTTTTACTCGTATAGCAAGAGGAAACCGTGTTAATTCATTAACTATTGAAGCCGCAGAAGGTGAAGAGGTTAAGTTTAATGTTGATATTAACTCAAGATTGGTTGATAGTATTACTGATATTTACCACAAAGGGGGTATTGCTCCGACTTACGAAGCAAGAAATGGTGTTTCTATAAATGACAACCTTTTCAACTGGAATGCAGGAACAAATTCTGGTGCGCCTTTCTTCTTTTCTTCGGGAAGTTTAGAAGCCTTTGGGCAACAATTCCTTAAGGTTTCAAGTGTTAGTATTGAAATTCAAAACA